CTGCTGAAGAGGAAGCTCCAGCTGAAGAGGAGTCAAAAGAAGAAATCGAAGAGGGTGAATTACCACCTGCTTTGAAGAAAGCTATTGACAAAAAGAAAAAAGAGAATGGCGACGACGACGACGATGATGACGACGACGACGAGGACGAAAAGAAAGAGGGATACATGAACAATTCCAAGAAAAAGGATAAAGATAAAATGATTCCTAAAAAAGGAGAGCCTAAAAAAGAAGAAGTCGAGTCTGATGAAGAAGTTGTAGCAGAAGAAGCTGAAGAAGATGAAATCGCAGTAGATGTTTCACAAGATGTTGAAGCATTATTAAATGGCGAAGAACTTTCTGAAGAGTTCAAACAAAAAGCTACTACTATCTTTGAAACTGTAGTTGTTTCTAGAGTAAAATCAGAAGTCGCTAAATTCAAAAAAGAATTAGAAGAGTCCAATGCTAAGAGCATTGACGAAGCTAAAGAGAGTCTAGTTGAAAAAGTTGATGGATACCTCAGCTATGTAGTTGAGCAGTGGATAAGTGAAAATGAAATCGCTCTCGAATCTGGTATGAAGTCGGAGATCTTAGATGGCTTCATCAATGGTATGAAGAATCTTTTCGCAGAACATTATGTTGATGTTCCTGAAGAAAGATTTGACCTACTTGCTGACGCACAAGAAAAGGTTGAAGAACTACAAGGTAAGCTCGATGAGCAACTTGAAGCTAATGTAAACCTTTCTAAGAGTGTCAAAGAAATGGAGAAAGCAGAAGTGCTTTCTAAGGCATCCGATGGTATGGCTGAAACTGATAAAGAAAAATTTGCTGGATTAACTGAAGACCTCAGTTTTGAAGACAAAGAATCTTTTGAAAAGAAAGTCTCCACTATCAGAGAATCTTACTTTGCTACTAAACCTAGCAAAACAAATGTAGAAACTGTTGTGACTGATGAGCCAGTACAGTTAGAGGAAGAGACTAAAAAGGTATCTAACGATCCTAAAATCGCTGCCTATGCTGACATGCTTAACAGAAGCAACAAAAATAATTAATCTATCAACTTTAAGGAGATAAAAAATGGATAGAAAATCATTAATGGAAAAATGGTCACCTATTCTGGAACACGAAGGTGTAGCTCCAATTAAAGACACATACAGAAAAGAAGTCACTGCTGTACTTCTTGAGAACCAGGAAACTGCTATCAAAGAAGAAAAGCAAGCGATGTTTGAAGCTGTACATGTCAATGATGCTGCTGCTCTTCCTGACACAGGTGGTGTTGCCAAATTTGATCCAGTACTAATTTCATTGGTACGAAGATCTGCTCCTCAGATGATCGCTTATGACATCTGTGGTGTTCAACCTATGACTCAGCCAACTGGTCTTATCTTTGCAATGAAAGCAAGATACAGCACTCAAGGTGGTACTGAAGCATTATTTAACGAAGCTGACACAGACTTTTCTGGTACAGGTACTCATGCTGGATCTAATCCAGTTGATGGTACTTACACAACTGGTACTGGAATGGCTACAGCAGACGCAGAGAACCTTGGTGGTTCTGGTGGAGGAACATTCAACGAAATGGCTTTCTCTATCGAGAAAACTTCTGTGACTGCGAAAAGTAGAGCACTGAAAGCTGAGTACACTATCGAACTTGCTCAAGACTTGAAATCAGTTCATGGTCTTGACGCAGAGGGCGAACTTTCTAATATTCTTTCAACTGAAATCTTATCTGAGATTAACAGGGAAGTAATTAGAACTGTGTACAAAACTGCAAAAGCTGGTGCTCAAACTGGTACAGCTACTGCGGGAACTTTCGACCTAGATGTTGATGCATCTGGTAGATGGTCTGTTGAGAAATTCAAAGGTTTACTCTTCCAAATCGAAAGAGAAGCTAATGCGGTTGCTCAGCAAACTCGTAGAGGAAAAGCTAACTTCATCATCTGTTCTTCAGATGTTGCAAGTGCTCTAGCTATGGCTGGTGTTCTTGATTACGCACCTGCTCTATCAACTAACCTAAATGTAGACGAAGCATCTACTACTTTCGCTGGTGTCCTTAATGGTCGCTACAAAGTATATGTAGATCCTTATACTGCTAATGGTGCTGCAAGTCAGTACTTTGTAGTCGGTTATAAAGGTGCTTCTGCATTTGACGCAGGATTATTTTACTGCCCATATGTACCTCTACAATTAGTAAGAGCAGTAGATCCTTCAACTTTCCAACCAAAAATTGGATTTAAAACTAGATATGGTTTTACTTCTAATCCTTTCATTCAGTTGGATGGTTCTGGCGATCTAGTTGCTGACGAGAACTACTACTACAGAAGAGTTAAAGTCACTAACTTAATGTAATCTTAGGACTCTAAGGTACAATCCTGAAAGGGGAGACTTCGGTCTCCCCTTTTTTTATGCTTTACTTTTAAGTTTTTTTCAGGCTAAATAGTAGTATCGTTCATTCACTCTAAATGTAGCAGTGGACGGAAGTAAGTAGAATAGGAAAACCTCCCATGCAAATGGGGTAAGCAAGTACTGTGAGAAATCACGAGAACGAGACCGACAATCTACCGAAGGAACGCAATAGGAGAATAAGATTGCGCAGTTTTATTCTAAGATCAACCTATTACAATCTGGAGGAAACGATGACTACTTTCTACAGAGGTATCAAAGTCGATGGAAATATCGCCAAAGATAATAAACTATCTAAGCAAGGTGGTATTTACAGAGGTATTAAACATGGTGCCATAGAAAAAGAAAGTGTAAAAGTCGCTACTGGCATGCAGTATCGTGGCATAAAACACTAACTTTATTGGTGGGCAAATCTGTTATATTCTTATAATCGGTTTGCCCATCTTTTTTTACTAAATAATTTCGGTGGTTATAAAAAAATATCTTTTTATAACTAAATGTAAACACTTAATAGGAAAAACCATGTCCACAGTTATAAGTATAACGAAGAGCATGGTGCGAAAAACCAAAGCATTTGCCGAATTTCTAGCATACATTGCTCTTCCTTTAGGATTCCCGATTGCAACATTCGTGACGATGCGAATGAGTTATTTTGGATACTAAAGAGAACTCACACAAAACACACGAGGACGATTGCGACTTTATGGTCG